CCATAATGCATCGCGAACGTTTTGATATCGTCGAAACGCTTCTTGCCTTCGGCGCTGTTATAGTTCGGATAATCGATACGCATTATCACTCTCCTTGATTGAGGTCGTTCTGATCTTCGTAAACTTCGATGTCAGAGTCGACGTTGAGGTACAGAGAAGCGAGGTCACCTTGTTCGAATGCGTGGTTCGAAGAAGCAGCGTCGATCAGATTTCTGATCATCTTAGCTTGTTTGTAGGTGACATGGAGAGATACGAGAGGCTTACGTTCAGACATTGGACTTCTCCGTGGTTTAGTTTATGAAACTAAAGTATTCCAAACGTCTGGAGAAGTAAACAAGAAAAATATCAGCAGAACACATTCGTGTACGGAAAGTCTACTGACACCTCGTGAAGATCTTCAAGCATCCGTTCAGTCGACATCAATTGATCACCTCTGATCCACATCTCTCCGACCGGACGGATCCACACGTAGCTGAAACGACCGATAGAAAATCGAACTGTTCTCGCGTAATTGAGAAGCATTCCGAGTTGGATGTTCGTCGCTGCGCTGAAAGTCGATGAACCGAGAGTTCTCGTCGGTATCAGCCAGACGTGATGAGTCCTCTCGTCTTCGTCCCACCTGAAGTAGATCTGGTCAGACGGAAACATCGAATCGAGAAACGGTTGTCCGTACTCAGACCTGAGAAGATCTCCGACGCAGTACGAGTCTTTGAATTCGATGAGACGCTTGATCTCGTCCAGGACTGCATCGTGATGAAGACGATCGAGTTGCTTCGAAAGGACTTCGATCTTCTCACTCACATTCTTAATGTTGGCTTCCATTGTATCTCCATGAATTCTTAGTGTCAGGGCAGTAGCTTCTCTAGACTCTGATTAGGATATCATTATCCTTGTCTGGAGATTGATCTGTGGAACTCTTTGTCTGGAACGATCTCCACATCTAGGATCGTCGTGATCGTGTACAGTGACTTCGTCTTCCGAGGTTCTTTCCTCAAGAGCTTGTAGATGCCTGGAACATTCGGCCGATACATCGTCTCTCGAGGAAGTTTCTGTTCACGTTTCTGATCGAGTGTCGGAAATCGCATGAACTGTTCAAGTGTCATTCGGCGATTAGACATCGAGAATGTTCGCATTCCAAGAAGAACCGGATATCGTCATCTTCTCCATGACTTTCTGAACCGAGAGTTCCATCATCAGTTTACGATCGTCTGATCTTCCGCCATTGAACAGGAGGTCGAGGACGTGAGGAATGTTATCGTCTCGAGTGAGACCGATCGAAACCGGATTGTCGAGATGGTCTTTGAAGTTCTCCTTCTGGAGAGATCCGAGACCTTTCGCTCTACGAATGTTCCATCCTTTGAACTTCGAAGATTCGAACTCTTCGATGTTATGTGGATAGAAGTACCTTCGTTCTTTTCCTTTCTCCGCGATGATCAGAGGAGTGGAGAAGATGTGGATGAACGGTTGCTCGAGGTCGAACAGTTCTGGCCAGAACTTGTAGAACAGAGCGATGACGAGTGGGCAGATTGAACCTTGACCGTCATCATCAGCATCAGCCATGATGAAGATCTTTCCGTATCGAATATTGTCCCAGTTCAGTGGCTTGCCAGGAGTCACACCGATTGCTGCACAGAGCTGTTCAATCACCTTGGACTTCAGAGCTTCTGCTGGTTTCTTGTGGTAGACGTTGAGGATCTTACCACGGAGAGGCATAACAGCATGGATCGAAGGATTTCGTGCATTGTTCAGTCCACCTTTTGCAGACTCTCCTTCGGTGATGAACAGTACGCAGCTCTTCCGATCATGACTGTTCGCTTCGAGGAGAGATGGGATCTTCAGCTTCTTGAGCTTCTTCTCGTCTTGGTCAGCTTTGGACTTGTCTTGCTGATGAGTTCGAGCTGCACACCGTTCGTAGATCTTATCGATGAGTTGGCTGTTGTCCTTGATGAACTTCTGCCAGTCGGTTTGAGTCGTGAGGCAGATCCAGATAGGATGACGTACCTCTTTGTTCGTCAATCGAGTCTTTGACTGAGAGTCGAAGTTCGGAGCTTTCACCTTCATCGAACCGAAGAACATCAAGTTGTCGAGGATGTCGTTCTTGTTCGGAGACAACTTTCGACGCTTGTTCTCCTTGGTGAGAGCTAGAAGAAGCTGACGAGGAAAGTGGTACTTGATCTCATCATCGTGAGTGCCACCGTTGTACGCAGGGATGTTGTTCACGAGAGAGAAGAACGAAGTGTCATCGTCAGTCATCTTCAGGAAGTACGATCCGCGAGCATTTTCGTTTTCGAACTTGAACTCGTGAGAAACAGTCTTGCCGAAGAGGTTGTGACTGACATCTTTAGAGGTCTTGATCTTCTCTTTGTTGTAGACGAATTCGATGTGAGGATTAGTCTTCGCGATCAGATGGACGAGTGATCTGACGACTTCGTTTGGAAGAGCAATATCGTCACCGAATACCTTCTTCGAAAGAACGAACGAAACCTTCGTACCAGTTCGCTTCGTCTTGTCGTCGAGGATCACCGTAGGATCGATGATGAGACTGTCTTCGCTTTCTCTGAAGGCTTGACCGAAGTGTTTGCCATCACGATAGACGTCGAGATCAAACCATTCTGAACAGTAGTTCACGATCGAGATGCCGAGACCGTTGGTTCCAGCTTGCTCTCCTCGATCTCCGAAGTTACGACCAGCCTTGGTCTCCGACACGACGAGTGTAGCAATGTAATTGCCTTTCTCCTCGTTGAAATCGATCGGAATTCCTCGACCGTTGTCTTCAGTGGTGATCTGGAATACATCCTGATCGTACGTGACTTTGATCGTTCCTTTGCCGACAAACGTGAGTTCGTCTAGATGATTGTCGATAGCTTCACGGAACGCGGTGAGAGCAGCAGGAGTGACAGTCAACTTCTTCATCGAGAACTGATCGGTGAGATCGTCGATAACAGGAAACTCGATTTCCGTTGGAACACGAGAACCGAGGTACATCTCCGTTCTCAGTCGAGCATGTTGATAGTCGTTGAGGAATTTGATTTCGTCAGACATTGATTCTCCGTGTGTTGTTATATTCGTACAATATCACACGATCGTCAGCCTGTAAACAACAAGTTTGCTGCCTGTTTCCTGATCTCTTCGTACTGGAGATTCGTCGTATCGATCGAGAACGTTTTCGTGAACACCACATTGTTCTCGTACTCTTCATACTCCCGACGGATCTTGGAGTAGTTGATCCATTCGAACGAATCTTCCGCAGAACCACGACGTTCCATTTCTTCTTTACTGACGAATAGTTTCAAAAGATACAGATCGATCTGGACATCGTTCTCACGTTCGAACTGGCGAAGAATCTTGTCGATCGTGTAGTTGAAAGAAGTGTTGTGAACTCCACGAATCTCATCAAAGACGGAAGTCGATGGAAACGATCTTGCGATACTGAAAGTGTCGATGTAACTCAGCTGTTTCATTATCGTTAGAGTCTGCATGAGTTCGACGATAGCCATCGAGGTCGTGATCTCATGAACGAAATTCACTGAGTCAGACTTCATCATCTGTCGAGTCGTTTCGTAGTAACGATCCTTGCCACAGAAGTTGTAATCATTAACTCTGATCTCGTGAACTCCGTCTTTCTGAAGTTCGAATGCGAGCGAGTCCTTTCCTGATCGATCGAGTCCTTCGATGACCAGGAGCTTTTGTCTTTTCACCATTTGTAGTACCTCGTTACTGAGCGATTTGCTTCTTCTCTTACTTCTTGAATATCATTCACAGACCAAGAAGATGGAAACAGAAGACTGTCACGTTTGTTTCTAAACATGCTGAAGATTTCGATCGGGCCGAGATGGATTGTCTTCCTGAGATCAGACGGCATGTAGACCTTGACAAGATACGCACCATCGACTGCATCGTCTCTGATTGTCAAGAGATTGTCGATGTGTTTCGACGGATCGAGAAGAACAGTTCGACTCTTAATCTTGTCGTAGTACGGAAGCTTCTCGAGAGAGTTGTTCGGATCTGTGATGCCGAATACAGTATTCGGATATTCATTGAGAATCAGGTTCTCGAAATCGTAATCCTTGTCAGTCAAACGATACGGAAAGTAGATGCCGATCGAACTGATCTCCGAGATCGCGTCGTACGAAGAAGATTCGCGAGGAGTCACGAAATCTTTGAGTTCGAAGATCTTGTCTTCTGAAACTCCTCCGTATTCTCTGATGAACTGGTTCTCGTTCATGAAGAATGTTGCTGTGGACTGGTCGATCTGATCTCTGAACCAATCAGCTTCGTCCATCGAGTACGTAGGATTTTCCGGACGAGGAGAACCTGGGCATAGGAAGATCGTGTGATCTCTGTTATTGACTTTGAAGTACGTGATCACCAGTTCTTCGTAGGTCCGGCTGCAATACGCTACGTTCTCTTTACGATTTGCAAGAGCGTTTTCAGCGTAGAGAACTGACCAAAGCCGTATTCTCGGATTTTGACTTTTAAGCCAGTTCGAGTCTTCTTCACCGTTCTTCAGCTGATCAGGAAGAGGAATTGTGATAGAGATTGTTGAGAACTTCGAGCCGAGTTCAGCAATGATGTCGAGGATCGACCGAAGATTGCCGTCAGACCGAATGTCGTACAGACCAGTCTCGTATGATCGCATCGAGTACTGCTGTTCGATGACTAGATCACGAAGACCGAAAGCATTCGCGTATTCGATGATGAAGTCTTGCAGCGATTTCTGTTTCACTTAAGCCAGTCCTTTTCTTCTCCGAAGAGAGCTGCACAGAATTCGAAGTCGCGTTCATAGATGTGCGCTGATATGACGATCCCGGTGATAGTTCCGACGTTGTAGCCTGTGTAGTAGACCATCTTGTGAAGGAGCTTCAGAGCGATGAGGTAATCGTATGGCCAGACACTGATCATGTTCTGGCTGCGCATTATTACAGTCATGTTGAGATCATTATCATCGTTCACATCGAACTGGAAACCGATAGTGCACGGATATTCAACAGTCGGCAATTCACCGTGACGAAGACCGCTGAGTAGCTTGTTGTCGTTCATGCCGTCGAGAACAGAGATGAATGCTCGACGAGTGTCTCGATTGTCTGCGAGTTCTTCAGCGACTTCGAAGATCTGAGCAGAAACTCGAGGTCCGTAGAACATGCTGAAGTTAGCTGGAAGTTCGAACGTCGAGAGGTCAGACTGCTTTGCGTCGTATCTTCCTGCGTTCGGATTGAGCGCCTTGAGACTGTCAGGCATGATGTCGTTGCCGGAGAGTACCCAGTCTGCAAATGCGTGAGCATACTCGAAGTGAGGCTTCCTGAGTTCTTCTGACCAGGAGTCGAATTCAGACTCGTAGTTCGAGATCGACTTCGTAGAGTCTTTCGAAACTACGTATACTTCACCTCGAGCTTCTAGAGTCTTTCCGATTCGAGAGTTCTTCTCTGTTCCGTAGTTGCAGATGTCCCAGGCCAGATCTCGAAAGATCTGGCCGAATGTTCCTTGGTATGCGCTCATGCTGCTTCCTCTGTTAACCGAGTGATGAGAGTCTTGGAGTACTGCGTGATGACTGGTGACGTCCAGCCTGTAGGCTTGATGAGATCCGGAAGACCGTACGGGTTCGGACGACCTGGCTTGATGCCGACTTCCTTCTTGAGGTTAGCAACCATCACAGTCTTGTAGCTTTCGACGAGTTCTTCTTTCGTCATCGTGAAGGTGGCTGTGCCGAATGTGAAGACGAGAATGTCGATGATAGCATCATTGATCTCTTGGATCCAGTGCTTCTGATCTTCTACATCGCCTCTTTCCTGAGCATCACGAAACATCGTGATCGCATCACAAAGCTCGTCTACTTCCTCACGGATCTGTTTGTCACCACGGAATTCGAGGAACTTGAGAAACTTGTCCTGATCAAACTTTTTCACGGCGTCATAGAAGCCGAACTTTTCGTGCATTTCGTTTACGAGATCGAAGAACATGTTGATCGTCGTTACCTTTCTAACTATCTCATTTGTATGTTCGAAGTGTACTCTATTCTGTCAGAGACTAGAAACTGATTTCTTGAACGTTTCCGTGCTTCTGGATCATGAACAGCTTGTGACCTTTGAGGATCTGGTTCACGATGAAGTTTTGAGCAGCTGCAGCAGAATAGAAGTTGTAGCCTTGGTCGCAGCTCTTCTGGATGGTCTTCATCCACTTGATTCGTCTTTCGAATAACGTTTGATCGAACGTCGAAAACATCATCGGTTTGCCGTTCCATGCGCAAGCATAGACGTCGAGAGAAGGCTGCGCGAGTGCAGCAAACGGTAACAGCGCACAGATTGACGCTATCATGAGAAGCTTCTTCATTTCAATAATCCTGTGTGAGAGTACAAGCGACTACTACAGAGTAGCCTGGATTTGAGTTCATCGTGTTGAGAAGGAGACCGTTACAGATCGCTCGAGAAACATTCTCGTCTTCGATCAGACCTCCGCGATTTGTTGCTTCGTGCCAGCAAAGGTCGCTAGACCCGGCATCACCCCGTACCACTTGCTCAAGTCTAGCGACCTCCGTCTCTGTGGTACCAACGTAGCCTCGGTCCTTCAGCTTCGTCGCTTCACAGACATAGGCAGTCATTTCTAAAAGATACGTTTGATGACTGCCTGCATACGCAGTGACATTAGAAAGGTAGACTATCACTGCGGATGATAAAAGCAAAGTTTTCACGTTTAAGTTTCCTAGTTGTTAGAAACAGTCTAACACAGGTTTAACGAGAAAGGAACTTTAAAATGTGAGCGTTAAGCTCTTTTGCACAATCGTCAAGCGTCATGATCAAAGGATCGTTGTAGATCATCACTTCAGCTTCATTCTGAAGTTTCTTGACGTGAGCTTCTGGTTCAGTTCCGTCGTCAGAAACCGTCGGATTGATGATAGCAACGGTGAGACCTCCGCGTTCTTGAATGGCAGAGAACTCGTTCGGAAACCGGATGTTGTCAGCGATGTTCACGACAGTCGGATCGACGGAGTCCAACGAACGATCTACCCAGATGTTCTCGTAGATCATCTTCCTACCCCAGTTCGTTCCGAGCGAGTTCAGAGCGAACTGGATGCTCTTTCCACCGAGCTTCGGATGAGGAACTTCTCTGTTCGCCTTGATCTGGATCTCTCTTTCCGAAATGCCGAGAACTCCGAGCATTCGATACAGAGGATTGCTGAAGCCGATCATGTTTACGTTCGGATTGAACAGTTCGAAGTAGCGCTTCGAGATAGATGTCTTTCCAGAGTTCTTGTAACCGATAAGTCCGACTAGCATCATTTCGCCTTTACTGGGTTGATGGCCGTGAGAACGACCTCGAAAGCATTGACACCTTCGAGAAGATGCTTGTCATAAGCTGTAGCGTTCTTCAAGATGTTCTTCCTGAAGTTCACGATCAGATCATAGACTTTCTCGGACACTCGATTGAGCATCTTCAAGAACCTCGGAGTACGACATCCGCATTCGTACTGCTCGTAACACCAGAGGAGAAGCTCACCACGGTCTACGAGATCATGGATGATCCATTCAAGATCAGACAGTTCGCAGCCGTCGATGATCTTGTACTCTTCGTCGACAGCAGTTTCGATCTCTTCGAGAACGTCACGAAGCTTCGGAAACTTCACTTTCGCAGAACCGATGACGTCACCTGTTACAGCTTCCTGATAGTCATGGAACGCCATGATCCTGACGAGAGCAGTCGAAGCTTTCGGAAAGAGCAGAAGAAGGAGCTGGATGACTC